ATCTAATATATCTGCATTGCCATTAAAATCTGCTATGTTATAGAAATCCTCTGAGTTGGGCTTCTTTAAGTTTAAATTACTTGTATATGTAGCCACTATTCAAACACCTCATTTCTTAATTGATAGTGTGTATATTCTTCTAATTCTTCATGTGTAAACTGATGTAAGACAGAATGTCTATTATACATCTCACTTATAGTTACTACTAAGTTAGATGGTACAATATTTTTAACCATCTTTTCTACTGCATTGTATCTTGACATTCCATTAACACCTAAAGCCACTGTTAGTGCATATTCTTCAGGTATATATATTACAATGAAATCATCTCCACATAACATCTTTAACTTTTCTTTTAATACATTCATTGTAAAAGGTGGTGTTTCATTATATTTTACGATTATATCAAATCTTCTTTCATCTAATGAAGCATTAGGATATGGTTTAATACCTATCATATTTTCATACCTTGATATAAATGTTGCATCAGCATATTCAATAAAACCTGCATTAGCTATAGCTTCCTTTATACTATTACACAACTGAAACTCAGGGTTCTCAGCAGAAACAATATAATTAATCTCCCTAAAATCTTTTATTGAACTAGGAACAAACTTTGTTAAATCAACTGTTCTGGACATTAGAAATCACTCCTAACACAGGCACTTGATATTCTGTTAATTCTATATTGCTACTGCCACTGTTTACTGTTGTGTTTGTTACATCTACTACACCATCTACATCTAGCATTCGTCTTTCTATTTGGCTTATCCTTACAACTAATGTGTCATTATCAGCCCATATCTTCCTTTGCTCTAGCAAATATTCATTAATTGCATCTTCTAAACTTTGTTCTATATCTTCAAATGTATAACCTGATTGTAAAGAAAAAGTAGAAGATATATTTATCTCTACTTCTTCAGGTGTGTCTACTGTAACTATATGCCCTATAGGGGCAACACCTATACCTGTACCATCTTGTGATGGGTCAATTATGTTCTGTACATTGGACACTAACTCTTCTGATGCAATACTATATGCACTGTTTAATATTGTAAGCTTAACTGTACCAGCACCATCCCATATAGGTGTTACCTTTGTAGAACCAACACCTGCTATAGAGTTTGTTTTCTCTTTATAGTCTTGTACATTACCACCATAAGCATTTACAAAAAAAGAATTAAAATATCTTTGTCTAAATGCTTCTGTACTTTCTTCATCTTCAGCAGGTAAGATTAATTCTGATATAGTAAAACTTTCTAATCCTGATATATAGTTTATTGGAATAAGGTTGCCAGAATACTTGTTCCCTTCTGTGCCTAATGTTTCACACTGTACTTTATATACACCACTTGAAACATTTTCTATTATTTTATATGTCAAACTTCCTAAAGTGAATTTTTCACCTGTATTTAATTCTAATGTAGATGGAGTACAAACAGCTTTTAATACTGCATATGTAGATGGATAAGGTGCTAAACCTCTTTCTTTTGCTCTCCTTATTAAAAACTGTCTTGTTGCTGTATCTGCAAAAGTTTCATTAATGATTGAATCAAATTCTTTATACATTAATATTAATTCAAATGCACATGGTGCTATCGCATCATATATTATTGAACCTTCTCTTTTATCAATTGAGTTTGGTACTCTTGCTAACATCCTTTGTAGTATTGTTTCATATGTTATATCTTCATACATTTTAGACTGTTACCCTCCTCTCTACATCAACATCTCCATATATTGTAGATACTGTAAATTTAACATCTATAGCTTTCTTTTTATTAAATGAGAACTCAAAGTCTGATACACTTGTAATCCTATCATCTTGTATTAGTGCATCTATTATTGCATCTTGTATTTGCGAACAAACCAAATCTCTGTCATTACCATATATATTTTTAAACTCTGTACCATAATTCCATGAGTATATAATCTCATCATATCTTTCTGTATCTAAACATTTTAAAATGGCTTGTTTAACAGCCTCTATATTATCACATTTACCAACAATAACTTTATTTTCATAGTCTAGCTTATATGTTAATGATGGTTGTTTTTTTATCTTTATTGTTGTTGTTAGTAAAGTGTTGTTTGTTGGTATCATAATTACACCACCCTATCTATAACTAGATATTTTTCTCCACCTTTGCCCCTTAGCAATATTACTTTATCTCCAACATCTAAAGCATTCTTTATTGTTGCTGTGTATGTTATGTCTAATTCTATTTTTGTTTCATAATCTGTTACATTTCTTGTTAGAATTAGTTGTTCTTTTGTTAGCTCAAATCCTTGCATTATTGTTATTGAAAGAGGCTCTTTTGATGTTACTGTACCAAAAAAGAAGTCGCAGTCTTGTCTTGCATCTACTGCATCTATTGATGCCTTTTTTATTGAATATATTATATCTTTTGCATCTCTCATTGTAACACCTTCTATTGTTCAAATTCTGTATCTCTTGACTTTATTAGCCCACCTCGTAATGTTAAGTCCATTATATGCTCTGATTCATAAAATTCATGTCTGCATCTTTCAACCAGCATTAGATTGTTTACTTGTATGTCACCTAAAAACATATTGACAGGTATTACAGAACCTGCCCTTACTCTTAAATCACCTAATATATTATTTATGTTTAAATGCCTTGTTCTTCTATTAAATAAACTTAGCATTGTTTCTAGCCTGTTTTGTACATTCGCAGTGTCTTTTATCTCTTCTGCAAGTTCTAATATACCCCACCTATTAATATTCTCTCCATGCTGTATTTGGTATAAATCCATTTTGTTTGTTTCTTCATCGTTTTTATATAATGTTATCTTATTATATGTTTCTTCATCTATTGATGTGGTATAGTCAAAATCGCCTGAAATCGTTTCATTTATAAGTAAATCATTTATTAACATATCTGATATACCTCTTAATGTTAAAAAGCCGAAATCGTCATAAAATACAAACAAATCGCCTGTGTTCTCTGTAGTCTTTTCTAAAGAGTATTGTATAGCATCAATTATTGTAGAATTAGTATTAGACAAACTACTCATTACATACTTTGTATCTTCTAGGTAACCTTTATGCAAGTTATATTTATTTATAATAAATTCTATAAACTGAGTTGCAGTTGTATCATGAAAATTATAGTACAGTTTATTTTTAAGGTATCGTATTTGGTCATATGCTGTTACTTTTATTCTATGTTCTTTCCTCCTAGTCTTAGTAAATACAAACCCATAAAAAACATTTTTATCGTTTACACGAAGCCTTACAGCATCACCTTCAGTAAAGTCTAAGGCATCATCTTTTATAACTGTAAATGTAAGTTTACTTGGACTGTTTTTTCTTTCTGTTTCCCATATTACTCCTTCTTCTACTATTGGTTGATATATCGTATTGTTGTGTTCTATCAATAATTCAATATCCATTGCATATCACCTCACAACCAATTATAAATTTGGACCGTTGTTATAATGGATTAAGTATGTATCCCAACTTATATTTTTTTCTTCTATGATTATCTCACCATCTTGCAAAATATCCCAAAGGACTTCTTTTACATATGTTCCTTCTTTTAGTTCTGGAATTATTACTGATGTATTAGGTTGTATATAATGGTTGGTTATAATACCGTTCTCTACAAGCCTTTTATTTGCATCTTCTATTATGTCTGAGTATCCAATAAGACCATAATATTTTTTTGCAAGCTCTAAAGTAGTTATACCGTTTGTAGTATGATACACTATATTTTTACCAGTTTTAACAGGGCTGTAGTCTTGTTGTCTTTCTTCTTTTGGCTCTTCAATAGCTGGCTCTACAAGGTCTGTATCATCTGTTGAGCCTGTATCATCAGAATTATCTTGCTGCTCTATAATAGAGTTTTCTTCAACTTTATCAAAAGTTACTGTACCTACTTTTGTAGCATATGTCCTATATTCTTTTAATTTAATAGATACAACTATGTCAAATCCTTGAGATACATCATCTTTTATTGTATACTCCTCTAAAGATACAACCATGTTATAACCAAAAAGCTTTCGCCCATCAGGGAACTGCCGTATAACTTTGAATGTAAAATACTTTTGTTTTGTT